CGTGTTCTTGTAAATGCAAGAATGAAACATTGTCTTTGATTGATTTGTTCCAAATGCCGTTAATATGAACATCACCGTGACTATCAAGATAGTTGGTAGTATTGATCACCACCTTAACATTCAAAACGTCTGGGTTTTCATTTTCCGAAAGTTCTTCTTTGTTCGTGTCAAGTTTTTTAATACCGTCCGTGTAACCAAATGAAACAGCATCAGCATTTTTTGTGATAGACTTTTTTAAAGAAATCAATTCTTTTTTATTGTCTTTCAATGCTTTGAAAAGTTCTTCCTTTGTTTGGAACTCTTTGTTTGGAAATTCTGCTGCTATTATCATTTCTTTACAATTTTAGACATTTGTTTTTCTTTGTCGGCTTTCAATTTCTCAATTTGTGCCTTTGTTAATTCAGGCTTTTTTACTTCTTTCATAATCCCAAAATTAATTTAAAATCATTACTCAATCTCTTTTGCTCGTCAGGTGTTTCATAAATCAATGTTTCTTGAAATGCTTTCAATGTTTCTATTTTGGTTTTCATTACAAATTGCATAACTGGTAAATGATTGTAGCTTGCCACTAAACTTTCGCCTTTGTCAATTAAACCGAATGCGCTTGCAAAGCTATTCATTGTGTTGTTTGCATCGGATTGTATCGAGTTTTGAACATAATCCAACATCGCTTTTTCCTTATTTTCGTACGTACTTGATCCGTTACTAAAATAGTTCAAAACATCCTTGGACATATCAAACGCGTTTAAACAAGTTAAAGCATCCGCACTAAATTGTTCATCCAAATACAAACGTTTCATATCGCTAACTAAGTGTTGCGCCTTGATGTTTGCATTTGTAATCAATAACGATTTACGTGCAATCTTTGAGAATATATCGTCGCGGTCTTGTTTTTGAATTTGTGCCTCGTTTCCATCTCCTTGGCTAGCCATAAGATATTTTTGAGTCATTTTCAAGTTAACATTTTTAGACAGCAAATTTTCTTCTATGTTTTCAACGGTCTTTGAAATTCCTTTTAATCTACTTGGAGAACTCATAAGGCTGTTACAAGTTAATCCGTTTGCAAGGTCATAGGTTGGAATAATGTCTTTTAGTTTGATTTCGAAAGTTTGTCCATCCAGCTTGTAGATTATTTTCTTTTCTCCATAGTTCTTTAATTCCCCCTTGGTGTAGATAAAAGATTTTACTTTTTCGGTATCGTTTAAATCAATTTCACTTGGTATAAGATTAAAAATTGCTTTTGTAGTTGATAAAGCATCAACCTTATAGGTTAAATTAGTTCCAGCAGCGGATAAAAACCACATTTGTTGAAAGAAAAAGTCTTCTTGTGATTGAAAATAATTTGGTTGTTTGAACAGTTTTAAGATTTCGCTGTTATCGATTGGTTTCCCTGTGCTATTCAAATGAGTAATCTTCATTTGAGAATAGATTTTTGAGCGCAAGGCAATAATTGCAATCAATACAGGGTTTGTAAGCGACTGCTCAAGATACTTGGTGGAGTTTGTAAATCCGTTTTGTTCTAAAAAAGAATAGGTAAAAGTGCCACTACGGTCACGTTCAACCGTTACACTTTTACCCCATAATCCAAATAATCCCATATAATCGATGTTTCACAACATTAAATAATTAAGCAAATATAGTAAATTACTCCTTACTTTCTAAAAAATCAGGATATTTTTCTTTAAATCTATTTATCTTATTTTTTTTATCAATTTCAGTTTCATTTATTTTAGTTGCGTATTGTATTATTTTGCCGTTTAGAGTTCCAATTGTTACAACTTTATAGGTGTTCATAATTTCTATATTTTAATTTTAATCTAAGATAATCTAAAAACTTTAACAAACCAAGAAATAACGTATTTCATTGCATCTAAAGCGTGGTCGTCTCCATTTTCTTCCGGGACATCCATTTGTATGCCTTGCCATACTTTCCAAGAATATTGTTCGTATTCTGACTCAATATTTATTGATTCCTTGGCGTAGTGTATTTTACTTTTTTGCATTGTTTCAATCCCTGAAGCAATCGATCCGCTGCCTTTTTTAGCTTGTATAATATTATACCCTGAATTTTTAAGTTTTCGCGATTCTTCTTTATTCAATTCATTTCCGCTATCGCAAATGATTTCAATATGTTTTTCCATTCCCAACCGCTCGAACTCATCCGACAAACTGCCTTTTATGTCGTTTAATGGTTTGTAAAGACGTTCTCTAAAGAAATAGTTTTCATCTCCATCGAATTTCATCTCCACTAGTGCAGTCGGAGCCGATAAACCAAAATCAAGTCCATAGTAACTTTGATAAGGCAATTTTTCAAAGTCAGCATTCGAAAGTGTTTCCCAGCCTTTAAAAATCCTGTTTGGTTTCCCTGCTTTTAAACCTAAACCGTAAACCTGCCAAAGATAATTGTTTGCTGTTCCTTGCTCAACATTGTATGGATTTGATGTGTCATAGCTTAAAATCTTTTTCTTTTGTTCTTCAGGAATAAATGGATTGTCTTTGAACGTTGAATGTATCACTATTGCATTTTCACGCCTTGCGACCTCATCAATCCAATGATTGTTTTTGGGGTTCCAATCGATTATTATAAAATCACTGGTACGCATATCGATTTGGTCAAAAGCTTCTAATCCAAATTTATATGGTTCGTTGAGATGGGCTATATTTCCTTGGAAGCCGTGAACTCTATTCTCTTCGTCACCACCCATAAATTCAATGGTAGAACCGTTTGGGAAAGTGTAAATAGATTCAGTCTTATTAAAAATAACATTTTCTAAATTCGGAAATGTTGGAACTGCTTTTTTTAAATCTGCCAAAATTGTCATTTTACAATCCGCCTTTGTTTCACGCCAAATCGAAACCCTTGTATTTGGCTTTTGTAAACACATAACCCACTCTATTTGAAGAATAGAGTGGGTTTTACTTGAACGGGAAGACCCTGTATTAATTATGTATTTGTATTTTCTTGAGCCATCAGGATTTTTTGCATTAATTGCCTCCCATATTTTTTCAAAAACAATTGTAGCCTGCATTAATCAGTTGGTTTAACTATCTCGATTTTAATATCGGTTGACTGTATTTTAGAGCCTCCAGATGTGATATCTGTGTTGTCTGATAGATTGTTTAGCCTTTGGGTAATTGATGGATTATACACCCCTAAAAGACCGCCTGTGATTTGATTTGAACGTATTTCTTTTTTGATATGCGAACAGATAGGTACGAAGTCTTCATAATATCCATCTTTATTCTTAAAATATTGTTCAATACAACCAAAGTTTTTATAACAAAACACTTCGAAACCTTCCATTGTATAAGGCAGCTTCATTGCGTCTGTCATACGCATACCGTCTTTACCAACATACTGAACTTTAAGCCATTCTTTAGCCTGTACTTCCAAATCTTCTTTATAAAGACTCCAAGCGTGCTCTAATTCATCAGGCGATTTAAAAATTCGTGTTGGGTGCATAGTTATTTTTTAAAACCCCGTTCCCATAGATCATCAGCAACGGGGTAGAAATTATGAATAAACAAATTTATGAAATTATTTTTAATCTTCGACAATCTCAATATTAAATTTTTCCTCGGCTCCTTGTTTTGTCATTTGGTTAGGCTTGATTATTGTTGCCCAAGTGCCGTTATTAAAAATCTCATATCCACAAGAATAAATAATATTTAATTTATTGAAAAAATCAAAATCAACGTCTTTAAATTTAACCTCTACTTTATCTTTTAAAGAAATAAATATTTTACCGGAATAACGCTTAACCGCTTCTTTTTTCAAAGCGTTTTTGATTTCTCCTGGGGTGGCTGGTCTGTCGCAATTTACATTTTTTAGTTTTGTTTTTTTAGACGATTCGAACCAAGTATCCCTTGCTATTCCATATTTTAGTAAACAAATTTCAAAATACCCAATCCATCCATTAATATCTGAAATCATCCACCCAGTAAATGACTCTTTCTGTTTTAACAACTCCTTCAACTTCATTTCTGGATTCTATTTAATAAATTTCTTTGTGATTTTCATAATTTTATTTTGTTAATTTTAATAAATAATTTACACTCTTTTGCGGTACCGGGGAAAGCCTACACCCGTTCAAAAAGATGGAAAACTAATAAACCTCCGTGCATTTGAAAAGTTCCTATAAATTTTCTACTTACACCATCGCAACACATTTCGTGACCAGTCCCGAATATTTCAATCACTTTTTCTTTTAATTTGTTTTCAGGATTTACTAAAGCCCAAACACAAGGAATATCGTTCTGCATTTGAACAGATAATATTTCTGCATCTTTAGGCATTTCAAATGATAACTTATCAAGGGAAATTTCATATTTCCAAATTACTTTTTTCATAATTATTTAATTTAATTCCTCAATTTTTAACGTTATTTTTTTACCTTCATCAAAGGCGATTAATTCAAGTGTGCAAAATTGAATGTTGCGCTCCCCGGTTACCCATCTATTAAACTTTTTGTACTCAATTTCGTGTTTGGCTGCGAATTTCTTTTGCGAAAGACCCGACTGTTTAATCAGGTCTTTTAGGATTTGTTGGTAGGTTGTCATTTGATTTTGTTACTTAAAAAAGTTTTATATATTACATCAATTGTATATTCATCTGAAATGACTTTATTTTGATGTTTGAATACATATTTTTTACCACCTGATGGTGATTTTTTAATGTTTCTTAAGCACCATTTTGCAAACTCAATAGCGTGCATTTCGTTAATTTTTGAGTTAATCTCAATTGTTTCTTTTGTTGTCATAATTATTTTTTCTTTAATTGTAATTCTAATTTTTTGACATTAATCATCTGAGAGACTACATTACAAATTGCATTTGATTGGCCAATATAGTTTTTATCAGTTTTTACTTTTTGTATAGTATCTAAAAGAATTACAAATAAATCATTACTTTCATTAGAATCTGTACGTATATTTGGTGTGTTTTCCATATTTTTTAATTCAATTTGTCTTTTTTCTAAAACTCCTTCTTTTAGTTTTACTCTTACAGGCTGCAATTCATCAATAAACGAGTCTATTTCATTTTCAAAGAAATTATAAGTTTGCTTATCTGTAAACACAACATAAGTAACCCCTACTTTTTTCCATTTAGTTATAGTGATAATTTTATCTTTATAATTAAATTTTTTATCAATTAATAAATTTAGCTTTTGTTGCATCTTCAAGTTGTTTTTTTAACTCTAAGTTTAAATCATAAAGTTTTATAATCTCTATTGATAATTTCTTTATTTGCTCGTCTTTGGTTTCTTTTTCTTCGTTCATAGCTCCGTAATATCGAGTGCAAACAGACGTTGCTGTCCTTCCTGTTTTTAATGAAGCAATAAAAAACGCTTCTCTTAAATTATTTGGATTTTTATAAACTTCTTGCTTAATAATTTCCTCTTCTTCTTTTGTCCAATTTTTTGCCATAATTATTATTTTTAAAAATCTGTTTCTTCATTAAAAATTTCTAATAACTCCTTTAGTTTTTTATCCCCGTAATTAGGTCTATTCATAACCAACCATAAAGTAAATCTAATAGCGTGTTGATTAGCTATTTTTATACAATTATCTACGTGTTCTTTAGTTTCAATTTCATCCCATAAATTATATTCACAAGATTTAATTTCATTTGAAAATTCCGTTTCTATTATTCTCATAATTTTATATACTGTCGGTTAAACCAACGTTAGGTTAAAAAAAAGCCTTAAAAGCTTGCTGTCAGTTCTATTTTAAGGCTATAACTACTTCTAGTTTCAACGTATTGATATTTTTAAGTCGATAGGCGGTCGGGAAATGCCCAGCCCTTGGTTATCTAAATAGTCCTATCGACTTATATTTTTATTAAGTTTTCAATTCTACAAACTGCTTCTTTTATCGTTAGTCTCGGACTACAAACCGTCCAAAGTTCTTTTGGCTTTATTAAAGTCGCTACATAATTACCTGTAATGCTTTTTACTGTATAAATATGATTGCCAGTATTTATGTGCTTTACTTTATCCCCAACACTTAACCCCATTACACTAAATGTTTAGGGGTTAAATCAGTACCGAACATTTCAAGATGTAATTTGCAGGCTTCTAATATTTGGCTTTTAAATTTTACATAACCACCTTTTTTTATTGCTTTTGATTTCAAAATGTTGATTGCTTTTGTGGATTCTAATTGAGTTTTCATAATTCCTATTTTTTTAGTGATTTTCAATATTCAAAGATAATCATTTATTTGATATAATCTACCAATTTGTTAGATTATTTTATAATTTATATTGATTCTAAATAATATAAAAGGTAATAAATAAATTGCTTTTTACTTGTGAGCAACATATATGTTGCTTATATTTGTATAACAAAATCAAACAATAGGAATTATGAAACTATATCACGGAAGTTACAGACAAATAGAATCAGCAGACAAAAACAGAGGGATGTATTTCTCAAATGATCTTGAAATTGCAAAACAATACGCTTTAGGTTTAGATGATTGTGGTAATTATAATGAAGATTCTTTCATTTATTCAATAGAAATTCCTGATAATGCAAATATTGTGGTAATGGATGATTGGATGGATTTTGATGCTATGGGTTATGTGAATTATGAAAACACCCCCGAGTTTGCAACGGCAGAAGAGATGGAAGGATATTTTTTTATTAAAAATCCTGATAATTTTGATTTTGTTTTAGTAGAAAATTTTAAAAACGAATTGTAATGAACTACACCCACAAAGATTTCAAAGAACTTAAAAAGCAACTCGGCTTAAAAAACCGGGATATTGCCTTAGTTGTCGGATTAACTGAATTTAGCGTCAAGAACCAAACTGCACCCAGTAAAGAATTACCTACTTGGGCAAAAGCGATGCTTTACGGTTATGAATCCCGACCCGTCAACGTAATAGTGACCCGTCAACGTAATAGTGACCCGTCAACGTAATAGTGACCCGTCAACGTAATAGTGACCCGTGGATTGAAGAATCTACACCTTAACCAATCTAACAAACTTTCCATAATAATCTACCTCAACATCGAAATAACCGCCTTGTTCATCCAAGTACTTGAATTGGTGTATCACGTGGTGGCGTTCCATTCCGTCAATCCATTTGGTAGGCAGTTGTAGATTGTAGTGTGTGCCGGATAAACGGAAGGGGCGGCCTAACTTTGATGTTTGAGCTTCAAAGTTTAGGTTTATTGTTGTGTCTTTATTTTGATTTTGTCCATAATATTAAAACAAAAAAGTTGATTCAAAATCATCATACCAATTTACAAAATCATCGAAAGTTTTAACAATAATATAAATCCCTCCGGCTTTCATTATTTGCTCTTCATAACTTTTCTGTGCTTCCGATTGCCTATCTTTTTGCCATTTAATTTCAATCTTAACCGATCTTCCTTTAATTGTTGCACTTATATCAGCACTTCCTTTTGTTCCGCTTCCTGGTGTCCATATTCCGCTACCTATCGTTCTAACACGTCCTATGCAGTCGGTTACTTGTTTTTTTGTGTCTCGATACATTCCGGTAGTAGAAATTCTTTCGGCTTGGCATCCGTTCATTTCCAAGAAGTCAATAACCAATCTTGTCAAATCATTTGCTCCAGCTTCTTTTAATTTTGGCGGCGGAACACATCCTAATTTCTCTTTGAATGATGGATATTTTTCAAGAGTTGTTTTCATATACAACTCCGTAAATCGTTGTTTGTTTTCTTTGTTCATGTTAGTTTAGATTAATTGTAAATAATTTATACATCATTATATATTTTTCTTCCATTTCCATAAATGTTTCTAAATCAATAAATCCATTTATAAATAAATCACATTGAATATCGTAGGATTTTTGCAGCAAATTGTATTCCATTGGGTAATTGGGTAATTTAGTGGGTAAATAATTGGGTAAATTTTTTATCGTTTTACCCACAACTTTTCAACGTTTATAAGGCCTCACAAGATAATTGGGTAAATTACCCACTCTTTTTATAAAAAATAAATATTTTTAAAATTATTTTTTTTATTTTATTAGTGGGTAATTGGGTAATTTACCCACTTTTCTTTGTTAACCCTTGTGAAATAAGGAAAGTTGTGGGTAATTTCTATTTTTTAGAATTACCCATTTCCCACTCTTTTACCCAATTGAAAATTGTTTTTCTTGAAATTCCCAAAAGTTCCGCTGTTTCGCTTCGATTAAAAGCCGGGTTGCTTTTCCAAATCTCAAACAGTTTTTCTTTTTCGTTTTTACCTTTATTTTGTCCGATAGTGCTTTTTAGTTTCGAAACCTCAACCGAATTAATTTTAATTTTCTTTGCGGTTGCTACAAAATACTTGCTTAATTTTTCGGCTTTTAAGACACTATCTTTTGAAATTAGTAAAGTATTACCACCGTCGCTAAAAAACTCGTCAAAAACGTGAATTAAGCACGCAAAACGAGGAATATAACTCTTTTGTTTCGGGAACATAGATTTAAGATATTCGTTTTCTTCTTCATTATTCTGAATATCGGTCATTTCATTAAACATTCGCATCCATTCAGTTTTAGCATCATCCGAAAATTTAGCCGTTAATTGAATAATATCTCCGTCTTCGTTTCGTTTGATGATGCTTTTTATTGTGTCGTAAAACGAAATAATAATTTCCTTGTACCACTTTAGTATTTCCTCGCTAATTTCGTTTTCGTTGTATTTTTCGATACTTAAATCAGGATAGCATAAAAGCATCCTATCCATAAAACCGTTGTCTTTATTTTCGTCTGTGTAAAACGTATTGAATATACTTGGCTGAATACCTCCAAGAACCGGTATAAAAGGTTTTTCAACAAACGAACCTTTACGAGTTAAACGATTTAGATTTACCGATTTTCCGCTCCAAGTTGATAACCAAAATTCTAAATCTGAACCCTCTCTATACTTATTCATATCCTTTAACCAACCAGCTAACTCATCTTTGAATACGCCTACTGCATTATCGCTTTCCTGATGCAAATCAACCAATGCTTCAAGTGTGATGTCGTTGGCTATGAATTGAGTTTTAATTGGTTTGAAAACTTCGCTATGTTCGTCTTTTTCTTTCTTCGGTAAGTTGATATAGTATTCGTATTTTTCGCTCTCTTTGATGTAGGTTTTGATTTCCTTTGCGTTGATTTTTATCAATGGAAATATGATGTTATGAATAGATGGAGTTTTTCCAAGGCCGGCTTTTCCAACCACTGAAATCCAAACCGATAAATTTTCAAGCCAGCCTTTCTTAACTTCAACTTCAATTGAATTGCCAACGCAAACTGAAATAAGCCAAAGTAATGAACACCCCATATATTCAATTGAACTATCTAACTTTTGATTGCATTCAAGCAAGTAAGTCTGAATGTCTTTAGGGAATATTTCAATCGGAAACACTAAATCTGCCGTGTTTATTTTTGGATGTTCTACAACAGAAATCGCTTTTTTTAGTTCTTGAATCTTTGTTTTTAAACGTGATCCAAAACCTTTTTGATATAAATCTCTTGCCGTATCCGATAAATTACCTTGATGATTTTTCCATGCATAAGCAATAAAAGGACTGATTTGTTTTTCGTGTGGGTAAATTGTTCCAGTACTAAAAAGATACATTAAATTATCCTCTTTGTAAACATACCCAGAATGAGGCGAAGTCGCTCCATGTCTTTTAATAACATACTTTTTATTATGGTTTGCAACTATTTGAAAATCGCTTCCAATTATATCAAAAATATCAGTTTTTTGATTGAAATCATCCCAGCACGTTATCTCGGTTTCAAGATATTCTTTCGGTTCTTTTTTTGGCTCTATTGGAAGTTCAGAAACATAATTATAAGTCTTCGAACAACTCCATAAAATAAACCTGTCTTCTTCGGAAACCTCTTGGATTTGATGGTAGTTGATTTTAGTCAATGAATCATCATAAGCTATTACCATTCCCCCAATTCCACGGCTTTCTATTAACGCTTCATTATGTCCTTTTAGTTTGGCTATTTTTGTGTTTGTTGAAATTGTTTTGCATCGATAAAGAATGTGAAACCCTTTGTTTTGCGTTTTCTTTATGACAAATTTTTTATCAAAATCATCAATATTATCTTTAAGAAAACCCAAATACTCGTCCCAAAATTCTTTCTGTTCTTTAAGGCTTGAAAACACTTTTAAATCAATATCAATTACCTCAAGATTATTATATCCTGTCACAATTCCAAATTTAGGACTTGTAAGTGTTTCTATTTGTTCCGGTGTTCTTGCCTCTGTTTGGTATTTTTTCCACGTTCCAATCGGTGCTTTATTTTCAGCACACGGTATAACTGAAAAACCAAGTTCGGATAGTTTTTTTAGATAGTGTTTTTCCATTACTCTTGAATTTTATTAATTTCAGTACGTAATGTTTTTGCAAATTTAATAGCTGTGGATTTGTCAAGAAAAATAGAAAAATACTCGTTATCACATTCTCCGTTAATTTTTATTCTTGACAAGCCATCATCACAAATGTGATGCTCGCAGGAAATGAAAT